TCTCCCTGCATAGACATTAAAGCTGTTCCGCTGCTTGGTCTTGAAGGTAGAATTTCAGGTTTACTTTCAACGGAAGAGTATCTTCTATTCCATGCTTCCTTGAATTTCCTTGCATCTTCTCTGGAATTAAATGCAATATGAATATGTGCACCTGTCCATTTAGCTGTTGATTTTTTATATGATTGTTGGGGTTGTGTTTCATCAAATATTAAGAAATCAATACCTAATTCTTTTCTTATTTGATATAAGCGAGCAAGTATTTTTGGATATAGACTTCGATCTGAAACTGAAATATCTAGTGCCAAACCTTCCTCATGTTTAGAACCTCTACCTTGATGTTCTCTATCGTTAAAAGTTAGAACACTCCCAGAAGGAACTAGCCCTTCGCTTCTCAAAGTTCCTGCAATGAGATCCAAAGCTTCCTCATTTCCACCACCAGCTTTGTCTTGTCTTACCCCACCTGTTGTTCTATTGGTTCCCGGTTCAGCGTAATCACTTGGGCTATAACTTTGGGGTGCCATTCCGGCTGAAACAGGCTCTCTTGTTGCCATTGGTTGTCTTGAAGAAGAACCATCTTCTCTTCTTCTCTTACCATAACCATACTTTTTATAGCATAATTCAATACCTTTCCATATCAAAGCATCAGAGAAATAATCAACTGTTTTACCATCTCTTTTTATTTTTTTGCCAGCTTCATAATCGCTAATAGCTCTCAATAATATAAATAAAACTTGATCATTGTAAATATCAATGATCTGGTCTTCTCTCACTCCTAATTTTTTAGCTACATTTTGAATGTAGGCTTTTGTGTTGTTGTCTTCTGAAGGGGCATATAACTGTAAAATAGATTTTACGGTCTTTCTTCCCTTATTTTCGTAATATTCAAATAAAAGTCTTGCTAATTCGCAAAACCCTTCTTCTGCTGTTGCATATCTAAGAGTTCCTGTTTCTTTATACTTATCAGATAAAGCATCTCTTACGTAATCAATGCCTCCTCTGTTTTCTACTACACTCTGTCCACCTCTAATTGCTCCGGGATTGTTTGTTCTCCATGTAAGAGGGTCTCCTCTTTCTCTAGATGGAATATAATCTTGATTCGGAAATGTTTGTACGTTTGAACTTGGACGAGTTCCACCACCACCATTATATCCTACCGGAGGAGGTGCACCTGAAATATCTCCTTTTTTAGTGTTTGTTGGTCTTGATGGTGGCACAGGGCCGTTTCCTGACATATCGGCATTTGAACCGGGTCTGCTTGGAACATCATCGTTTGCACTTGCACTTGAAACTAAACTAAAATCATTTACAACTCTCTTAGCGAAAGCAGAGATGGCACTGTATCCCTCTTCTGCTTTTTGTAGTACGAATTTTTTAATGTTATTTGCAATTTTTTCTAGACCAGATGTGTCTTTTCTATCAGAAGCAAACCATCTGTAGAGTGCCCTAGCAATTTCTTCTCCTGTTATCATACCATAGTAACCAGCAAAACCAGCAGCAACTACTCCAATTAAACTAATAGCAAAACCAACTGGACCACCAGCAAGTGTAGCAAGAGCCGTGAATATCGCACCAGCAACTGCACCACCAGCCCAACCACCTACAAGCTTACCGATTGCTCTTGCCCATGCATTTTCTGCTTCTTCTTTGTTGCCACCAATGTAGTTTGCATAATAAACTGTAAAAATGGCATCAAACCACACTGCTGCACCTAAGAACCTTTTTACATAACTCATATATTTAAAAACGTTACTGATAGTAGTTTTTGCAGCAGTGTTTAATGTTTCTCTCAAACCACTTAAAATTCCACTTGTTCCTTTTGTGATATCTGTGGTTGACTTCGCAGCTTGACCCAAGGCAGACATTGCAGCACTTCCTCCTGCACCAATACCACTGTAAGTGGTTATCAAAGAAGAAGATGATTTGACAAACTGCAAAAATCCCATTATTACAGGAGCCTGATCCAGAACCTGTCCAACTATTCCTGCAAATACAGGAATGGCTAAAAGCATGTTATTTGAAAATTTTATTTCCGGTTGCTCACCTTGAAATTTTTCTTTTTCCATCAACATAGGCTTGGCTGTTTTTTCTAAATCTTCTTCTTTTCTTCTTTGTTCTTCATCATTCTCAAATTTTTTCCGTTCATTGTTCATTTCCTGAAGAGTTTTTTGTAGAGCATCTACTTTTTCATCAATAGTCTTGCTCTTTTCCAAGCTTTCTTTTATGATTTCTATGGTAAAGTCTTGTTTCTTTTCAATGTCTGAAACAACTCGTTTCATAAACCAAATACTTTCCAGAGTTTTTTTGAACTCTGCGTCTATTTGGCTCTTGAAGTCTTTGATTGAAATATTAGGATTACTTGCAACTGTAGATATGTTTGAAGAGGGTGTTAAAGGATTGGATGTGCCCACCATATGAACAATACCAGTTGTACCAGACCCTTGATTTGGTCCACTGTTTTCTGAAGAAGAAACGTTATCAATAGTTGGCATTGGCTTGTTCTTTTTGTTGTTTTTCCATATAATCTTTTAGCAAATCGACATACAAGTCTCTCTCAAAAGGAAACATATGTTCAACATCATATAAAGAATATTTATGATGCTGAATTAAACTAAAAACAACGAAATAATAATTCGTTAATGTATTGTGACTTAAGCTAACGTAAAAAAATCATTTAACGTTTCAAGAACGATTTTTTGTTCATGTCCCAATGAATTTGTGTAAGAAACAGTATGTGAAAGTTTTGGCATGGTTTCAAAAAACTTCTTGATTTTATCAAAAGAAGATGGAGTTAAAGAATTAAGAAATTCTTCTTTTTGCTGATCTGAATATTCAGAGAACAGAAACATCTCGTCTTGAATCATAAGCTTGTCCAGACAGAATTTTACCATTTCAAAAAATGAAGTTGAAACATCAGGTGCATTTATGATTTTTTCATCTAATTCGAGACCGGGATATCTTAGCTGAAGTATCATGTCTTCTGATAGTTGAATTCTGTTTGTATGTTCAGAATCGAATTTTACCTCTACCTCATCCAAATTTAACTGAACAGTATACTTTTTCTGATCTTCGTTGTCAAGATATGTTAAATTTATCACATTATTGACAGAAATGGCCCTTAGTTTTAAAAAGATGTATTCAACGTCAAAGGTCATAAGTTTATTGACATTGAAACCATCTGAAACCACACAGTTGACTATGACTTGTTTCATAGCAGTAATGATTTCATTAATATTTCCAGATTGTTGTGCCATGAGAAGAAGTTTTTCTTCCTTGACAAAATAGGGTCTATGTCTTATTTTTTGTTTTGTTGAGGGTACAGTCAATTCAAACGTAGGATATTCAATTTTAGGTAAAGTCATTATTTAAAGTTCTCCTTCTTAAATTCCAAAAAGACCACCTAGTCTTTTTATTCCAGATACTGTGTTATTTATTGCATTTGTTACATCATTTACGTTTCTTATTCTTTGTCCTGCATTGAGAATACTTTGAACTCCAGAGGCACCAGAATAGATTTGTTCCATGACGGAAAGTGTTTGTATTGCAGCTTGTTGTCCTTTTACAAAATCTCCCTCTTGCCCAAAAATCAAATCAAAGAAAGAAAATCTTACAGGAATATATGTAATTAGATCACTGTTTGACCATGAGAAAAAGAGTGATGAAACGTCTGCCGGAAAGGCTTTTGAAAGCGATACTTTATATACTTGATCACCAGATGGATTATAAAGAACAATTGTAACTTGTGTTTCTATCTTTTTCTTGTAGTTTACATGAAAAGGTTTCATTCCCGGTTGAACTCTATTTTCCTGTGTGTCTCCTTTTACAGATTGATATTCAACTATTCCTCTCATCCAATTTCTAAAAAACTTTAGAATGTGTCCATCTGCGTCTCCTAGAATGTTCATGTCACAGTTGTTAACCACAACTCCTGTTGGCATGTCTTCCTGTGGACCCATTCCATATCTTTGAACTGGATGTGTTGTTAATCTAACACCGGGAAATGCAACAGAAGCCACCAAAAAAGAAAGAGTTCCAGTATCGATTTTTCCAGAGTGAGGTTTCACTATATCAGGAACTTGAATCTCTACTCTAAATAGAGTCGATCTTCCGGGACCACCAAGAGAATCTAACTTGGAACGAAACTCATTTACATTGAAAGTTCCGTATAACCTAGAACCAACACCTTCTTCTTTTTGTACATCAGTTCTTGTTGCTGTTCCATCTGGATTTACTATTAATGCCATTTAGCTTCTTACCTTATCCATAGAATCTTTGTAGACTTCTGTTGCAGTTGCCCCTTCCCACTTTGCGATGGGGAGAAAAACAGCAAAAGGCCATTCGTTTGGCGTAATATACATGTATTTAGAACGTACATGATTGAAAAGATATCTTTTGACGCAGGGTTTAAATAATTTTAATTGTGATGCCGATTTCAATAGTTTATAAGAAATTCTTAACTTTGTCGTGTCATTATATTTTGTATTGTTAGCTAAACTATCTAAAGAATCAAGAAGCCTTGCTCTCTGTTGTGGAGGAAGATAGTGAAAATTGATTCCTAAAAATCCATCAGGATACATTTCTATTGGAAATATAACAGGAAACCTGTCCCAATAAGGTAGTTTTTTCTTATCGTTTTTATGTTTAGCATCGTAATAAAAGAGATACATTCTGCCTATGGAAGATTGATTGAAACGTGACTGTAACCTGTTTTCGTCTTCTTTAATTAATTTTGTGGCATCTCTTGTTGCTTTTGATGCTTCACTTCTATACCAAGCAGTTGCCTCTCTCACTTTTTGTGAGATACCTTCTCTTTTTGCTTTTTCAAAAATTGATTCAAACGTCCCAACAACCATTACTTGTTCTTTCTTCTATCTGAAAATAGTTCGTCTTCTGTTAGTATTTTCCAATCGTGATTGTTCTTTTTACACCACGCTTCAGCAGCAGTCCATTTTGCTTGATTGTTGCCCCATGTCAAGACATCTCTCACATATTTTTTTGTTGCTTTTTTCTTGACTTCTGGTTGATTTACTTGATACTTTGGTTTTATTTCAATGAGTTCCTGCTTACCATTCTTATATCTCACCCAAAAATCTGGAAAATATCTTCTTCTCTTTCCTGAAACAGGATCGACGTAAGGTATTATGATTTCTTCTGAAGACCACTTTTCAACTTCTTCTGATAAATCCAGATTTGACATAACTTTTAATTCCCATCTACTTCTCCAAATTATGGAAGTAGGGTCTCCTTTGTATTTTTCTGGATTTTTTGGTTTGAATTTGCCTTTCATTATTTTCCTTACTAAATAATAGGATTACTATTTATTTATCGGAGAAAAAATGACAACATCCATAGGACTTGTCCCGGCAATTCAAGATTTACAACAAAAAGTGGTTCAAGCAGCAACTCAAGTTGCAAAAACGGCTGATTTAGCTAAATCTGTTACTTCTCCAAATGGAATGAAGGTTCCTTCTGCTACGTCTTTAAAAAAACTTTTAGGTGCACTGCCAACAGGCATAGCAACTATTGGATCTATTGCACAAACTTTTGAAAATGTTCAAAACACAAATTTATCACAGTTAAATGGTATAGGCAATTTCTTAAATTCTGCTGTAGGAACAGCACAAAATGTTGCAGGAGCGATACAGTCTATCACAGGTGCAGCTTCTTCTTTAGGAATCAATATAGATGCTTTGGGTGGTTTATCTGAAGCTTTAACTGGTATTTCTACCTCTGCAAGGCAGGGAGCAACAAATAAATTTTCTTTGACTCCACGTTTTCAATGGGAAATTGAAACTGAATCTGAAGGAGCCACTTTTCCTCCAGATCTCGGAGATTATCCTAAATTGCAGATTTCAATATCAGAATATGAAAAAGGACAGGTAACACAGAAAGCAAAATACATACAAAAGAATTCTGTATTTCTTCCTATGCCACTTAATTTAAGTGAAAATTATGGCATATCTTGGTCTGCATATTCTCCCGGACCAAAGAGAGCTTTGTATAATACTATTCTTCAAAATATAAAAACTCTTCTTTCAGAAGATGATCCTATTCAAGCAGTTTACGATGCAGCTTCAAAAAGCCTTACGGATTCTTATAACAATTTATCGACGGATGTTCAAGGCAGCACTGTAGAAGAAAAAAATGCCAATCTTGCTGGCATTGGTGTCGTTGGTCTTTATTTAATGGGACAGACTGAAAATGATGAATATAGAACTTTAAGTAACTTTGCTGGGAGAACTGTAAATCCATACACTACAGTTGCTTTCAATGGTCCCATGTTAAGAAGTCATAATTTTACTTGGTTTTTTGCACCGAAAAGTGAAGAAGAATCAAGATTAGTTTTAAAAATACTAAACATTTTTAGAAAAGCCGCCCTTCCAAGAAAAATTCAGGGCGCATTTCTTGAATATCCAAGAGTTTTGGATCTAAGATTTGTTCCGCAGGATAAAGACATATATAATTTCAAAAAATGCGTAATAACAAATCTTAATATCAATCATGCTGCTTCAGGTCAAGTATCTTTTTTTAATGATACTAATCTTCCCACGGTTTATGCAATGACTCTTTCTCTTCAGGAAATAGAACTTTATACACACGAAGATGTGGGTGTTTCGAGTGATGAGATGGTAAAATTAGGAGAGTCAGGACCAACAGACATGACTCTACAGAACATTGTAAATTTCAAGCTAGACGACGAAAATCTTTTTGGTTTCGATTAAGGTACGTAAAAAATCATGGAACACTATTTTTTAAACTTTCCAGTTCTTAACTATGAAGGATATGTTTCCACAAATATCCTTGCAAGACCATACATAAGACAAGTATTTAAAGATAACTATGAGTTGTTTTATCAGTATAAAGTTCCACAGGGGCATAGACCTGATAAAGTCGCATATGATCTCTATGGAAAGTCCGAATATCTTTGGGTAATTTACCTTTTTAATGATATTATAGACCCTTTTTATGATTGGGTTCTCTCTGAAGATGATTTTAATGAAATGATAAGAGAAAAGTATGGTACAATAGAAAACTCACAAAGATTTATCATGCATTATAGAAATAACTGGTATACGGATGATTCGAAACTCGATTCTTCTGGTTATAATGCTCTACCAAAAGACCTGAAAGTTTATTGGAGACCAAGAATTGTTGGAACTAATATTGTTGAATATGAAAGAAAACCTTTGGACAAGATAAAAAATACCAATCAAATTCTCACGATGAATGTAAGTTTCTCAAATGCTTCTGTTACATTCACGACAGGAGAATATGCCAATCAAGGAACTAACGGTTCTCAGGTTGCCTTTTCTAATTCATCAACTCTTGTTCTAAAACATATTGTTGGATCATTCTCAAATACGTCTTCGATTGTAGGTGCAACATCAAATGCCACAGTAACAGTAACGTCTTCTATTGTCACGCAAAATGTTATTTCTACAGAAGAGACTTCCTACTTTTCTCCTGTTTATGCCTATGATTTTGAACAGGAAAATAATGAAAACAGATCAAGAATCAACTTAGTAAAACCTGAGTATGTTCCTTATATTGAAGAAAAACTTGCGGATGCTTTAAGGTAATTTCATGGCAGATAGTAAATCAAACTCCTATCAATTAGGAGATGTTCTTGTAAACAAATTGAATCTCATTGGTGAGGGGAAAACAAGAGACATCATTCCACAGGTTATTGAACTTTCTTTGTTTGAAGACATCATGACTCCATACATGAATCTAATTCTTCAAATCAATGATGCAATCGGTCTTTTAAGAACTTTTCCCATCATTGGAGATGAAATGATTGAGTTGGAGTTTGAAACTCCGGGAAGAGATGTTTATAAAGCAAAGTTTAGAGTCTATGAAGTTGTTGTTGGATCTGCAACAGACAATCAAAGTGCAATCGGTTACACTTTAAATTGTGTTTCAGAAGAAGCTTTTAAGAACTCTGTCTTTAACGTTGACAAAGGATACAAGGATACAATTGATAACATCATTCATGATATCGTGCATGATTCTTTAAAGTCAAAGAAAAAAATCTTCTTTGAACCATCAAAAGGCGTTCAGGAAATAACATTCACAAGAAGAAAACCCTTTGAGGGAATTAATATGCTTAGAAGAAGAGCAGTTTCTCAAAAGTACACTTCATCCACGTATTTTTTCTTTGAAAATAAGTATGGTTACAATTTCAACACACTTGAAGGATTGATGGATCAAAACAAAGGAAAAAAAGGCGACAAGATTTTTACTCGTCATCAAGTGACAAATGATGAAAATCAAAATCCACAGAACTTTAGACAGATAATTTCCTATAACGTTGGTAGACAGTTCAACATGTTATCTTCTCTTTCTTTAGGGGCACTCAACGGAATACATCAAACTTTTGATATTTTTAGAAAAGAATTCAAGGAAAAAAAATATACAATCAAGGATTTTCCTGAATTCAAGAACGCAGAAGAGAAGGGAGCAGTGTCTCCATTTGATACAAGAACAATAACAGAGTTCTCAAAGGATACCTCTACCTATTATTTTAATATCTCAAATTCCTCTGCACCAGATACATATCTCAATGATGCTCTAATGAAGAAGATAGCTTTCACCTCAATTCAATTAAATGGTTCAATTGATATTCAAGCGCATGGCGATTCTTCCATGACGATTGGAGATGTTATAGAACTTAAAATGCCAAGAAGTGACGGTACAACAAAAAGAAACGTATCACAAGAACCTCTTCAGAATGGAAACTACATTCTTACAAAGATGCATCACTTCATTCAGTTTTCTTCTGGAAGACCTAAATATACAATGGTGTTCTCAGCCATTCGAGGTATATACAAACAGTAAATTTAGATATAACAGAGTTTATGAAATATGACAATAAAGCAAGCGGGAAAAGAAAAAGATTTTGTTTGGTTTTTTGCCAAAGTTGAAGATAGAGATGATCCTCTAAAGCTTGGTAGAGTAAGAATAAGATGCTTTAATCTTCATACAGAAGATCCTGCAAAACTATCAAAAGAGTATCTTCCATGGGCTACCCCCATTCAACCTGTGACTTCAGCAGCATCTGCTGAGATTGGAATTTCTCCAACAGGAATGGCTGTTGGATCTATCGTTTGGGGATTCTTTGCTGATGGTGATGAATCTCAAATACCTTTGATTGTTGGAACTTTAGCAGGAATACCAAAAATTGGTGATAATGATGCACATGATGTCTCACAAAGAGCAAGAGGTATTGATAATCTTAAAAATGAATATGTAGAAGATGTGGAACCGAAAATGGCTTTCAAAGCCAAGTATCCTTACAATAAAGCAATAACCACAGAATCAGAAGGTGGAAAGGGGCATCTTCTTGAGATAGATGATAGTCCCGGTGCAGAAAGACTTTTAGCTTGGCATAAAAAAGGAACCTACGCTGAAATCGATAAAGATGGAAGACTTGTCATAAAGTCAGTTGATGATTCTTACTTTATCACCGTTGGTGACGGCATCATTCACTGTGGAGGAAACCTTACTATCGTCGTTGTCGGATCAGCAGGAATCGCTGTTGGAAATGATGCAACCATAGAAGTTGCAGGAAATCTTACTGCTAATATTGGTGGTGATCTCACAGTTAACAGTGTAGCAGGAAATACTTCTGTCGTTACTATGGGTTCTACCTCCGTAGAGTCAGACGGAAACATTTTAATTAAAAGTGAGAGTTCTATAAATATAGAAGCATCCGATAAAATCCAGTTAAAAGCCACAAGAATCGATTTAAATTAGGAGTTTTCATATGATTAGACCAAAATTACAAGATTCTCCAAAGTATAACCCTGAATCTTATACTTGTCCTCATTGTAATAAGAAAGTAGGAAATCAGCAGCATCATTTTTGTCGTGAAATGTGGCATGCACCGGAAAAAGAATATATTTCAAAAGATCATCAAGTTCTTGGTGAAGATTTGATATCTACTGATAGAAATGGAGGAGATGTTAAGTATCATGAAACTCATGGAGATATTTTTGATAAATCAGGAAAACAAACACATTCTGCTTTTTTTGATGGAATGAGTGCTGCATATGAAACAATAAAAAAAATGGGATCTTTTGCAAAAAATAGAATTTTTTATTTATATGATAAGACGACTGGAAAAAAAAGAAAACTTCATGAAGAATTTTTTAACGAAGCAACAGAAGCACCAGAATACTATGAGCATATCGATGATATTGATCATGAAAGAATTGTAAAGCACGCAGAAGATGTAATTAAAAGAATAGACTACATTCTTAAGATTTATGATAAACACGAACATAAACTTGATAATAAACAATTTAAACAAGTTAGAAAACATAAAAATCAGTTGAATAAAATCAAAACTATGATAACATCTGAACTTGAAAGACACAGAAAGCAAGCATTAGATGAGGGGGTTATGGCAGCACACCTAAAACTTCATGAAGAAACACTTCTTCCGAATATTTTAAAACCATCAAGAAATACAGATGCTTCTGGTTATGCAAGATATATTTCTGAGCAAAACTCATCTAGTAACCTCAGATCAAAACCTATTAATGAAGGGGTTATTGATGAGGCTAAATTTATTAAATCAACAGAACATGACTATGAACCATTCAATGATAAGAATGCATACAGAATCACAGATATTTTGAAATCAAAAAAGTTTAAACATGAAAGTTCTAGAGGCAACAGTCATATCTACGTTCATGGAAACGGTTCAAAAGTATTACTAACTAAAAGTGGATCAGGAGCAATCACTGGTTTAACTCACATTGATAGCAATGGCAAGAGAACTCTCTTTGCTAGAAAAGCAGAGGGTGTAGGTCAAACTGAAATTGATGTAAAAAGATTTCAAAGGCATCTAAGTTCCTTGAATGAAGGTTATAAGTACACTAAAGTGACACCAGAAGGTTATGAAGAACACAAGGCAAAAATCTTAAATCTTCTTTCTAAGTATGGTAAAGCTTACCATCACGATTTAGGTGGCCTTGCAGGACCAGATGACCCAGAAATACAAAGACATTACGAGCCGGGATTTTTTGGCAGAGCATTTGGTTTAGATAAAACTGACCCTAAGAAACACCTTTCAGCATTTTCTACTTTTAGATTGGATCATCCAACAGATCCAAATCAACATATAGAAGTTGCTTATACTGTTGGAGGAGAAGATTTGTATGGATGGCAACCGTCCGCTAAAACTCCTCATCTTATTTCATTTTCACATCACATAAAAGGACACCCAAAAGGAGACTCTGATGGGGCAGTTTATTATTCTAATTCCCCTAGACATACTACAGCCAATTCAGATGGGTTTGATGAAATATTTCCACAATTAAAAAGTTATCTTAAAAATAACTTTTTAAGAAACAACCCAATTGTTAATGTAAGATAAATGCCCGGAATATCTAGAGTAAATCAAGATACAGCAGGAGGATTGATCATAGGTGATCTTTCTCCTGCTGTTCTTGTAGAAGGTAAACCAATAGCAGTAAAAGGTGCACAGATTCAATCTCATGGAGTAGGAACTCATGCATCTGCTGTTATGGTTGGTTCTTCCTCAACTGTTTTTGCATCTGGTATAGAAGTTTGTAGAGAAGGAGATGAAGCATCCTGTGGTGATACTGCCACAGGATCTTTCACAGTTTTTGCTGGTGACTAATAAAAATATTTGTCTGTATCACCTAATCTAGAACTTTTATCTGATTTTTCAACTCTAAAATATTTTGTTGAACATTTGAAATCAGGTGTCAAAACTTCTTTAGGTGTAAGAGAGGTGTCATATACTCTGCATCGATTGTTTGGATAAAGAGCGAATTGACCATTCTCTAAAGCAACAAGATTAGCTGACTTATGTTCTGCTGGAATTTCTGATGTGCAATAATCAACATAATCTATTTCTGAATGGTAATTGTCAAGAGTACAAATATATTCTCCTTTAAGATTACCATGATTTCTAGTTTTAATTGCCCAATCCATAGGAGCAATAAATCTTTTTACAGTACAAGTAACACCGTGACTCATACAATTCCAAAATTGTAATTCGTCTAGAGATAAATCCATTTTTGGAGTTGCTGGTGTTGAAACAAAGGCAGATATTGGAAGTTTGTCATACATTGCAGCATAATCAGGTAAAAAAGTTTCAAAATAAAAAGTTCTACCCGGAAGAGATTTTGCTGCAACAAAAACACCTCTCACAAATTCTCCATGACCATCTTCAAGATCACGAAGATATTCTTTTCTAACCCACACATGGATTTGTGGTAAATTGCAAATGAGTGTTGACATAAGTTAAATTTTATTCATTTCTTCATGATAAGAATCATAAAAAATATTCCAGTATTCCATGTCTTTCATCTTCTCACTTCTCATGTTCATGTAAAATTCACCTTCATCTTTTTCATCATCAAGAGCAGCAAACTTGCCTTCCAAACGAGCATAAAACAACTCACTTTCACGAAAATTCATGTTATATCCTCTTAAGCTTGGTGAAAACGAATATCTTCTTCAAACATAATCACTTCCAATCCATCATATTCTTCAATGAGAAATTTCTTTCCGACAGGAATCCAAATTATAGCCAATTCGTAAATAAACGCTGAGACATAATTATTCTTATACTTTTCGATTGCAAAATCAATTATATCCAACATGTTTTTCTTGTCAATAATCATTTGAGCAATTTCTGGATCAAACATGAGTTTTTCTGCTTCTTCTCTGCTGTTTGCCCATGAAGAAAACCCTGCATATCCTGTAGAAAGAATGACGGCAACATTACCGTCTTTGATTAGTTTATCAACCATGTATCGTTTCCTTTTTATGTTTTGTTTTTCTTGAATATAACTTTTTAGAGTGTACCGTTTTAGGTACAATTCTAGTTACTGCCTTAGCAACAGGATTCCTCCTGTTAATCTCGATTGTCGTAGTAATATTCAAGATTTTCTTTCTTTTCATCTGCCTGATCCTCAGTTAACAGTTCATAAGAATGAATCCAATCTTCATGCTTTTTACACCAACCATCTTCCCACACGATATTATATGCGTCAAGATCAATATGCTCATTGATATCATTGACATCATAATTACCATTTGCACTCAAAAACTCAATAACTTTTCCTTCAAAAACTCTACCCTTATGAACAAAATAAACAGTATCGTTCACGTTAAAACGAGGCGGGTGTTGAATAAGATCACGAACATCGAACATTTTCAATTCCTCAAAATGGAAGGTCAGTTGATGTGATAATTCTACGAGAAAGCATTTCTTCTGTCAAATTAAAAGTTTTACAGAATGAAGAATATTCTGGATCTTTTTCATCCAAAAATCTAATTTCATACTTTATCATATTAGTAAAAGGATAATAGGTTTCATTATACTGATTTGTAATACGAATAGTATTTTCGTAGATCGAATATGTTGGAATGTTGTTCTTTATGGGATATTCAGAAACAAGATGAGTGTACTTCTTTCCATCCATACAGAATATATCGATTCTACAAATAGTCATGTTCTTTTCCATTCATGGTTGCATTCAGGACAACGATAAGCTACCGTTCTATCTTCATCATATGAGTATATACCAATCTCCTTACCGAAGCAACCTTTTTCTCTTGTTGCTCCGTATAATGCAGCAGCTTTATCAGCATCTTCTTCTGAAGCTTTTATTTTATTAAAATAATCCCAAATATTTTCTCCGTCAAGATTCAAATTGCATTTAGGACAGTAGCCGTGTTCATTCTCCATTGAAACTTTCTTTCTTCGGCGGAACAACATTAACAAGTTCTAAAACAGTTTTATTGCTCCAAACATCTCGAAGATAAGGTGTATCCTCAAAGAAAAGTTTTACAACTTCTTCATGTGTTATTTCACGCGAAGATAAGTGAATTTCAGATAGATGCCTTTGCCCAAGTTCTGCAACTTCCATATTTGTTTTTACTTCATTTTCTGCCTCTTCAATACTTTCCGCTTCAACAGCATAACGTGTTCGAAACACAGAAACATTTTCTACAAGATATAATCTACTATTTTTATTTTTGATCATCTTTTAACTCCATTAGTTTTCCGCTTTCTCTTTGGAAGTCTAGAATAGGACGAGTCAGTGCAGAAGTCAATAGTTGAAGATCTTCTTTTAACTCTTCAATTGTTGTTCCAAAAGGTGTTGCTGAACGATCCGCATAAGATATATTATTTTCGTTATAGTATACTTCTTTTATTGTAAAATACTCTTCGTCTGTGCCGCGATTGTGCCGCACAACACGATAGTTCCATTTAGTCATCTAAAATCTCCCATTTTTTAATATATTCGATTACTTCATGTGCCCAAAGTAATTTAGCTGCCTCAAGACAGTCTTTTCCATGATCGGTGTAATTATTATCAATCATTTCATTGTTCTGTGCCCATTCAATGAGACGATCAGCAAGTTTACTCATTTTTTATCGCCCTGTTAATTTTTTCAGTCAATTCACGTTTCTTTTTCTCTTCCCTCAGTACACTATCATCATATTCCTTATGAAGGCGTCTGCGTTCAATTAGATCTTCTACGGCATAATCTGTATACTCATCAGGCTTATCACGATATTTTCTCATTCGACATTCCTCTTCTAATCTTAAAATCTCTTTTAGCATTAGCTGATATATTTGATCAAAACTCAGTTTTTGAGTTTCAATCATCATCCGCCTCAAGCAAACTTGATTGGCTTGCCACAAACATAGCAGGGAGTGTTTGTTGCAACAGCTTGCACGTGCGAGCCGTCACAGCGAATCCAAAAAACTTCATGATACAGCCCTGACTGCTTCAGGGTTAAATTGCTCCTCCAAACACACATTGTCTTTTCACCTCTTGCTAACCTTTGTTTACAAAGGAGTATGGCTCTGTTATGTTCTTTCATACGCGTGTTTTCTTCACTTAAAATCCGGTTGTCTTCGCGCAGTTTTTTAATTTCTTCTATTGCAGCTTCCATTGCATCTAGTGCTTCCAATGATATGCTCTCATTAATTGAATCTAATGCTTTTACTACTCCGGTATTATCATGATCATAATAATCAAGAAGATCATTCAAAACTTTTTCAAAATTATCATTATAATTATTATCACAAAGATCGCGTAAAACTTTTACAATATCACTCATTCCTTGGCTTCCAGTGCTTTGCGTGCGATGTCATAAATCGACTTCACATCCCAATTCTGACTGCTGTCAGGCCCACGGTTCAGCATGTCGGCAATCTCCTTAACCGCAGCCTTCAGACGGTCGCGCTCTTTGACCAGCTCCTCCACCTTATCCACCATCACCATCAGGGCGTTGGCTGTGTGGTGCAGGGTGACTGTGTGCTGCGTTTTGTGGCCCCACTCTCTTTCCATTCTATCCGCTCTGCGGCAGAGACCGGCTGCGAGTTCCTTGATGTCGTCACTCATTCCTTGGCCTCCAGTTGTTCGCGCAGTTTTTTAATTTCTTCTGATGCCTCTTTGGCTGCATTATAAATCCAGTCAATTGGAGTTTCGCCCGTGTGATCATCGTAGGGACGCCGCACCTCTTCATACCATTCATTAGTATGGTGAAATGCTTTTCCTGCACAGGCAACAGCCGATAAAATTTTATCGATTGGATCACAACCTGTAGATTCAAATTCATAATAATATGCTCTCATTCGACGGTTTATTTTTGTTGTTTCGCTCATGTAATAATACCTTTCATTTTACCCATCTGAACAAGATAATCAAGAATAATTTTTGTTTCAAGATACTTCGGATGAGTTTCATTCCAATATGTAAAAGCATCTTCAATTGTAAAATATCTGCAACCAGCTATAATTCTTGGGATATTATCAGAACAAGGAACTAAAATAAATTGATAAAAGTCTGATCTTATTGCTCCATTTACCCAAGCATCACCAGATACTTGAGCATTACCATGTACCTTAGGATTACCAGTTACTATAGCATTACCAGATACTGCAGCATTATCAAATACTTGAGCATCACCAGTTACCTTAGCAAAATCAAATACTTGAGCATAACCAGTTACTTGAGCATAACCAGATACTAGAGCATCAAATACCTTAGCCTTACCAAATACTTGAGCAGCATCAAATACCTTAGCATTACCAGATACCTTAGCAAAATCAAATACCATAGCATTACCAGATACTTTAGCATTACCAGATACTTGAGCATTATAAAATACCTTAGCATTACCAAATACTTCAGCATTATCAAATACTTTAGCATCACCAGCTACTTCAGCATTATCAAATACTTGAGCATTATCAAATACTTGAGCATTATCAAATACTTGAGCATCACCAGCTACTGTAGCATTACCATGTATCATAGCCTTACCAAATACCTTAGCATTTGGTCCAACATATGCTGTTGGATCAACCGTTGCTGTATCTGCGACCCATCCACCTCCATTAGGATGTTGATGTGCAGGTACTAATCCAAAACCAAAATCATATTCAGTTTTCATAATCAAAATTCTCCGATCAACTTTCTTAAGTATAAATCAGGTTGAAAATAAAGTCAAGCTCATTCCTTGGCCTCCGTGAGCTTGATGGGCTTGCCGCAGGATGGGCACTCTTCGTAAGCGCTAAAAAACCACTTGCAATTTTCATTGCAAGCGCCCTGATACCAGTCCGAAGGTGTCATTCGCCACTCACACACAGCGGACGTAGGATCGGTGGCGGATGTTTGGGGGAAGCTTTCGACCTCCCCCGGCACGCTTTCGGCATGCCCACCCGCCACCTTCTCGTTGCGCAGTCGCTCGTTTTCTGCGCGTAACTGTTTGTTCTCCGTGGATAGTATGTCAGTGGTCATTTTCTTATCATTACTCATCGATATTCTCCTTCTATTTTAATCAATATAGGTCATAGCTATCCAAGTTCCAAAAGCACCACCTAAAGCCATTGGTATGATAGCATAATTGTTAGAGGTATATTGTAAAACAAGAACCGCAGAAAGTACAGGAATAATAGCAGCCCAAACACAAGCTTTTAACTTATTATTATTAGCAATAGACTGTGTGTATTTTGTCCATGCTATATCTAAAACAACATATATAAAAAACACAATAACAAATAATATCAAATCATTCATCTTGTCAACTTTCTTCTTGGTCCTATGGAAACTCCCCATCGATGATAGATTTTACCATCAGAGGATATGTCTCTCCATCTACCATAGAAGTCTTCCTTTTTCAATCCCTTTTTTTTCTTTTTAGATGATGGATCAGAGAGATAGATTTTGTTTTTGTCATATCCCATGACAACTGCATAATGACCATTATCCCATGTCTTATGATAGTTTGTCTCAGATGGTTTATAAGACCAATCTTGATAGGCTACTATTACAGGAAACCCTTTGTCAAGAAGTTTTTCCAAATCTTCTATCGTCATATCGTGTTTTTGTTTTATTCTAAAGCGTCTGTCTCTAAAATATTTCACAAGAATTTCTGGTGAAACTCCTTCATCAGGATCTGCACCTAGCCTTCTTATCATTACTTTTTCTCTTGCTTTATAACCATAATACTTTAAAATCACAGTCGCACAGGCAGGACCACATGAATAATTTGTAGATTGTATTATACTAGGAACATCCAACAAAATCATGTGTAACCTCCAAAATCTCCTATATTTAGTAGTTGAAAATCCATTTTATCTGGTGATATGCTACAGTTCTAAAGTCAATGGTCCCATCTTCTTTTTGCAGAGTAAGATCCACTCTTGATGTATCTTTTGGCAGATCCTCACGAACATACTCAAGAACACGATATGTTCTGTTCAAGTCTTCCCATTTATCGTTTTCTATTTGAATGTACTTCATTTTTAATTATGAATTCCCTTAAAAAAGAAGTCAAAAATCTGAAACATACCTAAAAACCATGGAAAAAGTATGGCAATTCCAATAGAAATAAGTGTGGTATAAGAGATGTAAAACTCTTTTTCCTGTAAAGTATCTTCATATTTCATATGAACTTCTCCTTTTCATTTTAGATTAGCACTTATTTTTATCTTGTCAACAGTTGTTTCATAAATAAAATATCAGGATAAAAAGGTTAAAAATGACACAAAGGTCTCAATATATATTAACTACACCAAAAAAAGCAAAGTATTCTGATTTTACCATGAATCTGGATGCACATCCAGATACAAAACAAATATTTTTGTTCACAGATGTCAACTCCGTGAAAAGATCATTAAGAAATCTTATTTTTACGGATAAATATGAGAGATTCTTTAATCCCAATCTTGGTTGTGGAATAAGATCTCTTCTGTTTGATAATATGACTCCAGAAACTTTGATTCGAGTCAAGGACGTAATAAAGGAAACTATAGAAAATTATGAGCCAAGAGTATCTATCGTTGAAATAGAAGTTTTAGGTCACGAAGATCAAAATGCTGTTACGATAAATCTTGTTTTTGAAATAATAAATATTCCAGAAAGACAATTCCTGCAAATCGATGTAAATAGGGCAAGATAAAATGAAAACTTTTAAAGAATTTTTAAGCGACGAATCTCTAAATGAAGACGTAAAACCATTTGGGTGGATTTGGGGAGGATGGGATAAATTTAACAGAATGATTAAATCTTTTTATATTAGAAAACCAAAAGCTAGACCACCAAGAGTTAGACCTTCTAAACGCTAAAAAAGGAAAACAAATTTGTCAAACTCTTCATTATCAGTTGTAGCACTCGATTTTGCAACACTAAGAAACTCGCTTAAAACATATCTTCAGAATCAAGATAGATTCAGGGATTATGATTTTGAGGGATCAAACATGTCTGTTCTTTTAGACATTTTATCCTATAATACATTTCACAATGCATTCTATCTAAACATGATAGGAAACGAAATGTTTCTTGACTCTGCAATCATGAGAGATTCCATTATCTCTCACGCCAAAGAGTTGAACTATACACCAAGATCAAATCTTTCGTCAAGAGCAAATGTAAATATTAAAATTACAACAACAAACGGTAGTAAGGGTGCAGTAATACCTCAGTACACAAGTTTTACTGGTAGAATTGGCTCAAACACCTTTACATTCTCTACCAATACTGCTACAACAGCCGTTTCAAATACAAATGTAATCCTAGCAGAAAATGTAGAACTCTTTGAGGGTATTCTAAACTCAGATCAGTTTATTTACAACTCATCAAACACGGCACAGAAATTTATTTTATCAAACCCAGACGTTGACACTTCTTCTATTTCTGTTAATGTGGTAGAAGACGGCGGTTCAAGGTCATATCTCTATCAACAGACAACATCTCTTTTTGATCTTACATCAAACTCTCAGGTTTTCTTTATTCAGGGAGCATTTGACGGTAAATATGAACTTGTCTTTGGTGATGGAGTAAATGGAAGAACTCCAAAAGATGGTGCCGTTATCATTGCAACCTATAGAATATCATCTGGTGATCTTCCAAACAACATCTTTTCTTTTGCTTCAGATGGAAGCATAGACGGTCATGCTAATGTAATCATTACAGTAAACGATGCCTCATCTGGTGGTGCCTATGCAGAAACTACAGAGTCAATAAGATTTAATGCACCAAGACACTTTACAACTCAGGAAAGATGTGTTACCGCAGATGATTATGAAATTCTTCTTCTTGAAGAGTTTCCAGAAATTCTTGATGTTTCAGTTGTAGGTGGTGAGACTCTAGATCCTCCACAGTATGGAAAGGTTTCTGTAACAGTTGCTCTTGACAACATTACAGGAATACCAGAGAGTAAAAAGAAACAGTTCTATGACTTTCTTGCTCCTAGGTCTCCTCTATCCATAACACCAATCTTTAACAATGCAGATTATTTGTATGTTGGTGTTGACTGTATTGTCAACTACAATTTCAATGCAACATCTGTTGACTCTTCTTATATAAGAACTCTTGCCTATAACCAAATTGTTTCTTATAATAATGCAGCCATAAATGGTTTCAAGAAAACTCTTAGATATTCACAGCTTGTGCGTGTAATAGATCTTGCAGATTCTTCTATTGTATCAAATTCAACTGATTTGAAAATGATAAAAAGAATCGAACCAACATTAAGATTAGGACAGAATTGGTCATTCTCATTTGACCAAGAACTATCAACAAATGTGGATAATATTGTTTCCTCTGATATTTTTGTTTACCAAAATCAATCAGTAAAATTAATGGATGATGGTAATGGTGTTATTAATCTTGTTACGACAACTGGTGCAATTCTATTTCCAATAGGTACTGTGAATTACACAACAGGGCGAGTGTCCTTAACTAATTTGACAGTAGATCTTTTGACTTCTGGATTGAATTACCTACAGATTTTTGCAGTTTCAAAGTCAAAAGACATTTCCTCAATTCAGAACGTGATTTTAAGAATAGATACGAATAATATAAATATTACAGTCAACGCATTAAGAATTTAAGGAGCATTCATGCATATCATTAGGTTTGGTAGACCAACTCATAAAAACATGCACCATCAGACTTCAATATATCGTGCTCTTATGGGAAAAGATAATAACCTCTATAATCTTCCACAGGCAACTGATAGATATGGACATACTTTTAGACATCAAGAAAAAGACGGTTATTATATTACAACAGGTGAGAGTGATCACGGTCCCTTTACTGTAAGAACTCCAATAAATGCAAAAAGCCACTCTGAATCTGAAATTAGTTATCATGGAGTGACAGCTTTAAATGAAGATTCAGGAACCACTCCTGATGGCCACGAATATTCAATAAAAAAAGTAGGGTTTGGTAGATGGATGTTATCATTTTTGATGAGAGGCTCCAATAAACCAATTACAAGAGAGTTTAAATCAAAGGATCAAGCCAGAAACACACTTTCAACTCTTCTTAACAATACAAACAAAAAACCAGTTGAGCAACTTGACGAGAGATTTAGAATTCTTGCAAGAATAGGAAGAGCAGCAGCCGCGATGAGAGCAAAAAATGCTCAAAGGAAAAAGCAAAAGGAAGAAGAAGAAAAAAAGAAAAAAAGAAAGCATTTAGAGGATGATGAACTAGAGAGCATGGAAGATGCTCGTGATGCTATGGATAAACAGAAAGAAGATGAAGAGGACGAAAAAGAAATGAAAAATTTAAGAGAAGTTGTTTCTAGAAGAAAAAAAACAGATGTTACAAAATATGGGCTAAATCCTCCAATGGGAGTTCTTGGGTCAGATCATGAAAACTTTGCGGCGGCGAAAAAGCATGAAGAAGAAGTAAAAAAACATGTACAACATTTTAATAATCACGGACATGAAACTACAACAGAGGTGATAAAAAGCCGTACTCATTTTATTACAAGAATTCATCATCCTAGCCATCCAAACAGTCCATATACGGATGTAAAACATGAAATTCCTCATCCTCCACAAGAAAGAATAAGAATTACAAACGAATCTCATATACCAAAAATCAAAACACCAAAAGTTACAAATCTTTATGAGACTTATGCAAAAGTCTATGCTAAGGATAAGTTTGGTCTTGACTTGCAAGAAGCTAATGACGAAAATAAATTAATGTCTATTGATGAATTCTCTGATAAAATAAAAAAGATAACAAAAATGCACTTGAAAGAAGCAGGATTAGGTAGTTTATATTATGAAAACCCTATTGATAGAAATGCAGTAGACGGACAAGCCACGGCTAATATATGTGGAGCCAAATATGGTAAAAAAGTAGGAGACGAAACTCAATATGGGTTACACGTATCTCACGTATGGGATAATAAAAAAAGGTGGTTTTCTGGAAACTCTTTGCATAGTATAGAAGTTGGGCATTGGGACAATCCAGAAAACGGATATGTTTCTCAAAGTTGGAATTCTTCTCCTCCAACAAATTGGAGATCTTTGAGTCATATTAGCGATATAATAGAAAATCATGTCAAAGAACTTAAAAATAAAATGATAAAAGGTGGTGTCCTGAAAGTTCAATCAACTCTTCAAGAAAAAAAAAAGTTTTAGATGAAGGCAGAAAAATCAATAAAGCAGTAAGTGGTGCTTTGAAAGGAGCAAGACAAGGTGCTATCCCAGCAGCAACTGGTTACGTAGGAGCCACTGTTATTGCTCCAGCAGTATTAGGAGTAACTCCCGCTGCACCAGTAGTCTTTGGTGGAATGTTGGCAAACATTGGTGTAAGAACTGCAATTGGTGCGAGAAAAGGATGGAAGGAAGAAAGAGCCAACGAGGCAGAAGAGCAATATAAAAAATATCAACAAGACTTTCATTCAGGAAAAAATGATAAACACCTCGACAGACAATATGAACGCTATTTAAGACTACATAAAAAAGGCCATTCGGAGAATTTAATAGTTAGAACTGCAAGACGTAAGGGCATACCTTTACCTCCTGCACCACAGCCAAAACCAAAATTACATGGAGAAACAAGACAGGATGATAATATTACGATGAATCCATTTGACACTGTAAATGTTCCATTACGCGAATCAAAATTTAAAGGGCATATTTCAATTTACACTCTTTCTGGTTGTGGTCCATGCAGAAGAGCAAAAGAAACGCTGAAAAAACATGATATTCCACACACAGAATATGATGTCACTGATTCTAAGAGTGACAATTTTAAAAAATTTGATGTAGAACAAAAAAAGTATAAGCATGGTCATTACGCTCCTCTTATTATTCATCACACTGAAAATGGAGATGTTTATATTGGTGGAAACGATAAACTTATCCCGTATCTCACGAAGCATTCTTTGGTCTAATAAATAAAAATATAAGATTCACGTTACAGAATGAGTAAACATGTCAAATTTGTATGATTACGAGAACAAGATAGAAAATCTAATTGAAAACCAGTTTCCTCGCTTCTACCAAGAGTCAGGAACTGGTTTCATTGATTTTGTCAAGGCATATTATGCATGGCTAGAACTCGAAAACAACCCTATCAAAATGGCAAGGTCACTTAGATCTTATCGTGATGTTGATACAACTCCAGATTCATTTCTTATCTTTTTCAAAAACAAATACCTTAATAACATACAGTTTACTACTGCGTCAAATAAAAGATTATTCATAAAGAACTCTCTTGACTTCTACAGATCAAAGGGAACACCAAGAGCGGTTGACTTGTTCTTTAGGTTGATATATGGTGTAAACGCAGATGTATATCTTCCCGGAGAAGATGTTTTTAGACTTTCAGATGCAGAGTGGGTAAAACCAAAATATCTGGAAGTGACTCATTCAGATAGAAATTTTGACTATCTTGGAAAAACCATAACAGGTCTAGGGTCTGGTGCTACAGCTTTCGTTGATAGGCTGGTAAGAAGAAGAATAAACGGAAAATTCATTGACATCTTCTACATTTCTGCTATAGATGGAGATTTTATTCTCAATGAAACTCTTGCTTATGATGATGATGTTATCGATGCTCCTGTGGTCATTGGTTCTCTGACGTCAGCAGAAGTAATTGACGGTTCAAATTCTTTTTCTGTTGGTGACACTGTTCTTATTTCTTCTAACAACGGATTACAAGGTAAAGGAACAGTTACAGGCACAACAAACACAACAGGTCAAGTGTCTTTTTCTCTTCTAGAGGGTGGTTGGGGGTACACAACAAACACAGAAATTTTAATTTCAAATTCAGTCTTTACTTTAGCCAACGTTTCTGTTACAAATACAACCATCTCAAACTCTTTCATTCAATTTGAAAAAGTTTACCAGCCTCTTGCCAACATCTCTTATAATACTCTTGCGGGAGGATCTCTTGCCAACGGAGATTTGATTGAAAAATATTATCCCAATGGCGCTATAGCTGGTACAGGAACGATTATCTCAACATCAGCTTCAAATTCTACAGCAGGAACATTTTTAGCACAGATTGGTCTATTATCTAACGGTTCAATATCAAATCTTAATTACACATCATCTTTTGCTAAACCCGGAAATGTGATAACTGGTGCAACAGTAACTTACACTGATAGAACAGCATCAGCAAATGCTATTGCCATTGGGTCTAATACGTTTATTACTGTGAATAACGTTTCTGCACCTTTTACCATAGGCGAAACTGTTTATCAATCTTCAGGCAATGGCGTTCTAAAATCTTTTACCTCTAACTCAACCACTACAACTTTGCAACTCACAAATTTTCAGGGGATATTCTATACACCTAATTCAGTAACAGGTTCACTGAGCAATTCAACAGCAAACGTTATATCTTACACTTCAACGCTTGGTATTGTCAACGTAGGTAACACTTTTTACACCTATAATAATACTTATATCTATGGGCTATCTTCAAATACTTTTGCAAATTTAACAAATATCTCCAATGGTGTTTCTGCAAATGTCAAGTTTACAAATCTTGCTTACACAGAAACAGTTTACTTGAATTCTGATTTCATTGGTGCTAATAACTCTGGCAATGTACCATTTCTTACTATTATTCTAGATGGATCTAACTCTAACGTTGCCTCTAATGGTTACGGATTTGCAAAACTTCCAAGCGCAAACATCAATTCAAGAATATTTGACGCACTAACTTACTCCCAGATGAATGTTGGTGTTGTTGCCTCTTTAACAAATGTCAATCCCGGAAATGCATATTCACTTGCTCCATTTGTTATTTTTCATGAAAAAGTTTACAAGGGCCTTTACAAGTTATATTACAATGCAACAATAACAAATGCCTCAAAAGACTTTGAACAGAATGAAATTGTAGAACAGACCATAACTTTTTCTAATTCTGCAACTCTCACTGTAAATAATTCTGCAAACACATGGCAAGTTGGTGAATTTGTCTATCAATCAAACGGTACTTCTAACATAGCTACAGGTGTATTGCAATCTCAAAATGTGTTTTTAAATGTTGGAAGCCTTGTTATTTTTTCTGTTTCTGGTGCCTTCGTTACAAACTCAATAGCAACAATTAATGGTTTGACTTCAGGTGCAACAGCAAACATAAACTCTGTAAATACCACAAGTTACTTTGCCAATGCAAGAGCAATTGTTCAGTCACAAGCAAATTCATCAACTCTGTTTCTAAAAAGAATTTCTACTCTTGACTTAGAAACAAATGGTGCTAATTTGGTTGGTTTATCTTCTGGTGCATCAGCAACCATTACGTCTTTAACCTCACAGTCTCCCCCACCATCAGGATTAAATGCAATAGTAACAGCAAACGTAACAGCATCAAATGGAACTGTTACAAATGTATCAATTCTTGATTCTGGATTTGGTTACGTTGACGGAGAGAGTGCAACGTTTACATCTCTTGACTCTTTACGTTCTGGTTCTCTTACTCTAAACCTTTTGAATCAGGGACAATCTGAAGGGTTTTTCAAGTCAACAAAAAGCTTCTTGTCTTCCGACAAGAAGCTACAAGACGGCGACTTTTATCAAGAGTTTTCTTATCAAGTAAAATCTCCTCTTGCTTTTGAAAAATATGTTGACGTTCTCAAGAAGATTCTGCATCTTGCAGGAACAAAGCCTTTTGGTCAGGTTGTTCATGAATCAGTAACAAACTCATATGTCAATGCGGTTTCTTATACATCTAACATCGCAACAGCAAATTTATTCTTGAATGTTGCCAACACATCAAACGTTGCTATTTTCACAAATGGAGAAGTGATTTATCAAACCAATGGAACCGCAAACCTTGGTTTTGCTACAGTAAGAGCACCTCTAAAAACTCTTATACAAATCAATACAACAAATGTTAACTTTATTGTAGGTAGTGAGATACGGCAACCAAACACGACAACAAACTCAGCTTTTGGTTATGTTGTATCTGTTACAGCAAACTCATCAGTAACAAATGTTTATGTTGTAAACAGTACAGCAGTCTTTAACTCCTCTGCAAATGTGTTTGGACCAACAAAATATGTTGTTGCTCATGAGCCAAAAATAAGAATGGTTATATCATCTGTTACAAGTGGTTCAAATGCAACACAGTCTTTTACCGTAGGAGAAAACATTTATCAGGGAACTGTTGGTTCTCAAACTGCAAACGGTACAGTGTTAAATGCCAATCTGTCAACAGTAGAAGTAAGATTGAACACAGGAACTTTTGCCAATGGAACAGCACTAACAGGACAAACTTCCAATTGTAACGCAACTCTTTCTTCTTATTCCAATAACACATTTACAGCAGGAGAAAATGTGTATGCAGAGAGAACCATACTTTACTTAAGAAATGTTGTCAATACATTTTCCAATGGTGAAATCGTCTATCAGTACAAGAGAAATCAGAACATATCTAACATCTCTTTTGTCAATACTGCAATAGGACAAATCATAGATAAAAATTCATCCTCTGTCACCATTACAAATCAGTTTGGAAAATTTGCTAACAATAGCACAATCTTTGGCTCAACGTCAACTGCAAATGCAGTTATTAATAAAATAATGGCCTTGACAAATACTTTTGCAACTGTTATAACATCCAATTCTTCTTCTGTTACATTGTACAAGATAAATGGTGAATTCTCCAATTCACAGACTTTGGTTGGACTATCCTCCAACACTTATTCTAACATATCAACAATAACACCTAATAATGAATCTTACGCCCCATCAAGTATTATTAACACTCTTGAAGTTCAAATAGTAAACGGCTTCTTTATTGTTAACTCATCAGTTAACAGCATCATAGGACTAACATCCTCTGACACTGCTAACCTTGCTTCTATTGATTACGTACAACTCTAAGAATGGTGCCTTCAGCGTGACTCGAACACGCATGATCTAAGATCGACAGATTTTGAGTCTGTTGTGTCTACCATTTCCACCATGAAGGCTTTTATTATTGGAGCGAGAGATGGGAATCGAACCCACGACGAACAGCTTGGAAGGCTGACACTCTACCTCTGAGTTACTCCCGCGTTATATTTAATGTCAAATTTCCTTCTTTTCTTTTTCGAAGAGGTTTTTCATCACCTCTCTATTTCTATCACAATCAGAACAATCAATCCAGTTGAAACTCATGTGATCTATTACTTCTCGAAGTGAGTCTCGCTCCTGAGCCTTCTTGCGTAGCTCGTCAATCCACCCACCCGGAGCGTTCTCCTGTACCCAGCCATGCAGTGCATAGTTCAAAGAATCCACCTTTTCCGCCAGCGCCTCCAGCGCGTCGGCTGCGTTCCAGTTTAGGGTGTCCGTGACTTTGCACGGATCAGCCCACCCGCCGCCTCTGGCTTGAAGTTCCGCTGAAGCACGCAACCGCTCCACCAGTTCCTTGATGTCGTCACTCATTCCTTGTCCTCCGAAAACTTGATGGCCCCACCGCAGAATTGGCACTCAGTCTTGCCGATCTTTGTTGTATAGCCGTTGCACCGCTTTTCGCAGCCTGTAAGCCAGACGTTTCCAGCGGCAGCGTATTGCCACTCACATATCTCCTTCTCAATCAACGGGCATTCTTCAATGAAGTAATTCCAGACCTTTCGACGACCTTTTGCTCGTTCTTCCAAGGCTTTTAATTCAGCCATAGCATCCTCCTTGTCGATGTATGCCTCGAGAAGTGTTGCCATGTTGTCGGCGATATCCATACGGAACAAAACGTAGATAGTGAGCATATCAAATCTCCAACTTGCCTCTTGTGAAGAGCAGCCGCGCCACCAATTCTTTTATATCTTTAGTCACAATTTACCTCAAAAGCCAATTAAGAAAACTAAAAGCAACAACAACAACACAACCCATGGCCAAGCCCATAACAGCCCCAACAGTCAATTCATAACTTGCTCTACGAACAACATATCTCACAGTATCATAACTAAAAGGCTTCATGTCTTGTTTTCCTCTTTATCACTTGCCGTTGAAACAGCCATATCAACCTCCAACCAATTCAGTTTCGGTAATAAAGTAATTGAAGACCTTGCGACCCTTGGTCTTTTCCAAATTTTCCATCTCGGCCTTGGCCGTCTTTTCATCGGCGTAGGCTTTGAGAATGGTATCGGAATCATCATCCATATTCCAACGAACCAAAATGTATACACGCTTTTCCATATTAACCTCCAACCTGCATCTTGCGAAGAGCAACTTCGTTAAGAAGACACTAGGACATTTCTGCCCTAGTGTCAAGTGTTATTTTATCGACTAGACTTGAAGAGCGTTGCAGATGCAATGCGCTTCCACTCCGAATGGTTGCTCTTGTACAGGTCAGCAGCCTTGATAATCATACGGAGAGAGAGTTCACGAAACCTTTCGACGTTCTCGAAAACCCAATCCATTACCTCAGTCTGGCCTTCAGCAGAGATGTCACGCTTTGTAAGCATACCAGCTTCTACAACTTGCTTGATACGCACAATATAATCACGCTTGGAGTGCATACCAAGATTAATGTAGTGACTACGCGACATGAGAGCCTCAAGGTGCGGCGAAAGCTTGGAACCAGATGCAATCATCTGTTCAAAGTCAAGGTTGGTGATGAAAATAATTGCACCGTTGAACTCAAACTTACGCGGCAGCTTAGTACCGTCTGCGGCTTCCATGTTGGTTTCTGCACCATAAGAGATGCTGCGCGTGTCAAGAGTGTCACAAGCAGCCTTAAGAAGGTTAAGAGACACCTCATCACTAAACACAGAGTCACAGTCATCGAACACGATAACATTACCCGCGTGCTGATATTCATGAAGAGCCTTGTAAAGGCCAGTTGGGCGAGTGAACCCCTTGACATAACCACAAGACTCACCAAGCGGCTTAAGAACTTCTTCAACCGTAAAAGACTTGCCAAGACCGGGAGCACCCGACACGATAATAGCCTTGGCATTACCGTTAGAAGCAGCTTCAGTCATCAGCTTAAGAATGTCGAAAGTGTCATTAAGACGAGCAGCAATTTCCTCATCAGTCTCAGTGGTCTGAGAATAATTGGTAACAGTAGAAGGATTGTTACCGTAGAACATGGAAGCATCGCGAGCCTTGCGAACGCGGAAACCAGCAGCAGGAATACCCTTGGGCATTTGAAAATCCTTTCGATGTGAGGTGACAACACCGCGTCATCACCATGTTTAAGACTATACTCTTTTAACTTCTAAAAGGCAAGAACTTTTTTATTAAAAGCTTTTAATGTTTTATAACTCTACGCAGCTTTTCTTCATACTTAAAAAGTTTCACACCATTTGGAAGTGTAATTTCATATTGAAACTTTTTAATATTATCCACAAACTCCAGATTTGTAATCGTTCCGATTTCAAAAGGTGTTACCTTATCAACACACTTTACATTATCGCCTAACCAGAATTTAGATGACATGTTCAATCTCCATTTGATTTACAGAGTATAGCAAATTCATTTTTAAAAGGCAAGAAGTTTTTTATTAAAAGCTTTTAATGTTTTTGTGATTGACATTAACGTTTTTTCTGCTATGATGTGTATCGTTGATAACAACACATGGAAGGAGTTTCAAAAAAATGGCTACATCAGATACACTCATTATTGTTGACGGTTCGAATGGAGTTTATGGGCCGAAGATTTTTATTGAGAAGTTGGAACAGTATCTTTCGGATGATTATCGTGAGGAGTATAAGAATGAACTTGACACAGTGAAGAAGGGGCCTTACTCTGACATTCAAGAAGATGTTGCACGAGAAGATTCTTTTGAGTATGATGAGCGAGATGATGCTTACTTTGAGGCATGGAATACCGTCTTTGATACGATGGAAATTATTTTTGAGGATAAGAAGTATTATCCTTATGTTTCAGACGAAGGAGACATTTGGCTAGTTCTTTCCACTATGCTATTTAACGAACAGACAGGATGGTTTGAGCATCCCGGAGACAATTCATGACATTCATTGATATGGCAACAGACGCTATTGTCAAGAATAGCAATGTTATTACAGAAATCAATAGTCTACTTCATGAAATTGATTTAATCAATAAAAGGATTGACACTAGGCTAGACACTGTTACAATGAACGGAACTGAGTACACTGTTTACGTTCTGGAAAATCTAAGAGATGATCTTAAGAAAGCACTAAAAAATCTTAAGAAGGGTAGGTAGCAAGATAGTTCTCTCCATAAATACTTTGTAACTTGTTTTTATGGAGAGAACCTTGTTAAACTATACTTACTTTATAAAAGAAGCCTGTTGGAAAGGCTACAGAGTACCACCTCACAAGAAAACAAAGATGAAAGGTGGTAGAAGAGTACCAAACTGTAAACCCATAAAAGAAGA